CCAACTGCATTCCGTTACCTAGCAGTAGCGTAACAAAAAACTAATCATGGGTGGGTTGCTCCCGACTCACCCAGCAGAACTAGAGAGGTAGATATGGCATCGATCGTAACAGTTGCAGAACTGCGTTCAATTCTTGGCGTATCTACCGCTCTTTATAATGACGCTTATTTGACAGATATTATTGACACTGCTGAGCAAGTGATTCTTCCTATGCTCACAAGATATGCCCAACCAATCGATGAAGTATCGCTGACAGATAATGTCGCTACTTATCATACGCTAGGCATTCACGAATTTTCTTTAAGTCAATCAGTTGTCATTACTGGTTGCGGATCACCATTCAATGCAACAGTAACAATTACCGCCGTTCCTTCAGACTACGAATTTGAGGCCACAATTGTTAATGCAAATATTCTTCCTAAAAATGTAATTCCTTCAGGCCTTGCCACACTTTCAGGCGCTTCAACTTATGTTGGAGTTTCAGCAGTCGAATCAGCAGTCTTGGTTGTTTCAGTTGAAGTCTTCCAATCCAGAGTCGCTCCTGGTGGCCAAATCGAAGGTGTGGATTTCACACCAACTCCGTATCGGATGGGGCGCTCACTATTTAACCGCTGCGTAGGCTTACTTGGGCCGTATATAGATGTAGAGTCAATTGTTCAATGACCGCATCAACTATCCTTTCATCGGTTAGACAACCTTTAGCAACTGCACTTGCTGGCGTTGCTGGCAATGTGTATGCCTATGTTCCAGAAGCGGTTATTCCACCAGCGGTCGTAGTCGTTCCAGATTCACCATATATCGAATTTAATACAATTGGAAAATCATCTTTCCACTGCAAACTTAACTACACAATCACAGTCTGCGTTGCGTATAACTCCAACCCAGCATCTCTCGACAATATCGAGCAGTTAATCATAAGCGTTGTTTCTGCCATCCCAGCAGGGTATGAAGTAGGAGCAGTTCAACGACCAACAGTCACACAAGTAGGCGCTAGCAATTTGCTTGTCGCGGATATAAGCGTTTCAACTTACTACACGCAAACCAACTAAGGAGATAACCTAAATGCCAACAACAGTCATTACAGGTCGCGACATAGTTTTCAGCATCGCAACAGTAAATTACGATGCGCAGACAACTAGCGTAACCTTGACAAATGCACCAGTAATCGATACTTATCAAACACTAGATGGCAAGGCTTACAAGCACACTGACGATCAGTGGACACTTTCAGCCGAACTTCTTGCTGACTGGGGTGTTGCATCATCACTATTTGAGGCAATGTGGACTGCTGCTGAAACAGCACCTAACACTGCACTTGCTTATTCAATCACTGCTACAACTGGCGCAGTATTCACCGGAACTGCATTCCCAGTATTCCCAGCAGTCGGCGGCGCAGCACCAGGAGCGCAAACCGATTCATGGTCAATGCTTGTCGTTGGAACACCAACCGAGAACTTCAGCTAATTAAAGAAACGGGAGCAAAATGAAAAAGTCAATAACAGTCGAGTTCGTGTCTGGGGATAGTGCAACTTATGTGGCCTATCCACCAGACTTCGCTAAGTGGGAAATGGCAACAAAGAAGTCCATCCAGGAGTTTGCTGGAATGTGGGATATTTTATTTGTTGCTCATTCAGCCTATAAGCGAGAAGCTGCTGGAAAACCAACTAAGACACTTGATGTCTGGATGGAAGGCATTACGAATCTTGAAGTTGGCGATGACGACCCAAAAGCCATAAACGCGGAAGCATAAATCGGCTTCTTGTCGAGTTAGCGATAGCGACTCATATCCCGATGAGGGAATGGGAAACTGCCGAGGACATTCTTACCGCGATAGAGATATTAAAGGAGCGTAATGAACCAGGCAGAAGTTGATGCTTACAATCGGAGTGAAATCCGAGAAGTAATCAAAGCCTTCAAAGCAATGGATCAAACTGCTATTGATGAAGCCAAGAAGGTATCTGGCGCTTTAGCGGATTACGCATTAGGAAAGATTAAAGAAGCCGCTGGAACTAGAACAGTGGCAACTAAGGTCGCAACCCGTATTGCTGATAATGGCAAGGTTTCTAAAAGTTCCAAGGTAGGCGAAATTAGCCTTGGGTTTGCTAGTCAAAGATTCTCAGGCGGTGGCACTACTAAAAGCCTATGGGGTGGAATGGAATTTGGTTCTAACCGATTCAAACAATTCCCAAAAAGAACACCAACACTAGGGCGCGGAAATGCTGGTTACTTTATATTTCCAACACTCAAGGCTGCCCAGCCTTATATTATTAAAGAATGGCAAGAAGCATTCTCAAAGATTATTAAGGAGTTTGCATAATGGCTACTGATTCCAGAACGCTTAAACTAGCGATACTTGGTGAAGTCAAAGACCTAAGTGCCAGCCTTAATAAAGGTTCATCAGAGGTTCAATCCTTCGGCGATAAGATTTCAAAGTTTGGCAAAATCGCTGGTGCTGCATTCCTTGCCGCTGGCGCGGCTGCCGTTGCATATGCTGGCAAATTGGCCGTAGATGGGGTCAAAGCCGCCATAGAAGATGAAGCTGCGCAGTTACGCCTAGCCGCTTCCCTAAAGAATGTTACAGGCGCAACCGACGCGCAGATAGCGGCAACCGAAGATTATATTCTCAAGACTTCGCTGGCCAATGGCGTTACAGATGAAGAACTTAGACCTTCCTTAGATCGCTTGGTTCGCTCAACCAAGGATGTTGCAGAAGCCCAGAAGTTGCAAAGCCTTGCATTAGATATTGCGGCGGCAACAGGAAAATCACTTACTCAAGTGTCAGAAAGTTTAGCCAAAGCCCATGACGGGAATTTTGGATCATTAAAGCGCCTAGGCGTTAGCATCGATGAAAATATAATTAAGTCTAAAGACTTTGATGCTGCCACTGCGGTATTGGCTTCAACCTTCAAAGACCAGGCTTCCATCCAAGCTGACACTTTTAATGGAAAGATGAACAGGCTTAAAGTTGCATTTGATGAAGGCAAGGAAACAGTAGGCGGATTTATCCTAGATGCCATTACTCCAATGGTTTCATTATTCGTTGATAAGGCAATCCCGGCAATCGCAGACTTTGCTGGCAACCTAAAGGAAAATGTTCTCCCAGTTATTAAATCAGTTTGGGAATTTATTAAAGGTTTCTTTGCTCCAATTATTGAAGGAATCAGAGAAGCATTCTCCAATGTTTCAGAATCGGTAAAAGGTAACTCAGTTGAACTGAACAAGTTCCTGGGATTTGCAAAGGCTATCTTTGAATTTGCTAAGACTTACCTAGCCCCATTTATAGGTGAAGTGCTAGGAGCAGCGTTCAAGGTTCTGGGCGTTGCAATAAGCGCAGTGATCAATCTATTCTCAAGCCTAGTAACTCTTATTGATAAAGCCTATAAGGGCTTAGTGGCTTTCGTAAACTTTGTTAAAAATAACCCTGTAAGCCAAGGTATCGCTGGAGTATTTGGCGGCGGTCGCGCTGCTGGCGGCCCAGTATCGGCTGGCACAACTTATCTAGTAGGCGAGAATGGTCCAGAACTCTTTACCTCTTCAACCAGCGGATCAATCATTCCAAATGGTTCAATGGGTGGCAACACAGTTAATATCACAGTCAATGGCGCAATCGACCCAATATCTACTGCTCGCCAGATAGCCAATATTCTTAATCGTGAAGCGACAATTAGCGGATCATTTAACCGCGTAGGCTCGTCGCTATTGGTGGGTGCATGACCGCCTGGAATCCTCAGCCGACAGTAGTCATCAATGGAGTTGCCCACACTTCTTTAACTTTGTGGAATGTTTCAATTGGTTATGGTCGCACTTCTATCTGGGAACAGGCTCGCGCTAGTTTTGCCAATATAGCAATCCTTAATACCACTGGAACAGATCATGGCTTTGACATGAACCAGGTTGTTATAGTTAAGGTTAAGAACTCAGCAGGAGCAGATGTAACTTTATTTACAGGCAAGATAACCAGCGTTGATAACACAATCGATGCTTCAGGTTCAGTCGCTACTTCTGCCATCCAAACCATAACCGCCGTTGGCCCGTTTGCAGATATGAGCCGAAAGATTATTGGCGGTTCTGCTTGGCCTAAAGAAGACGATGATGTTCGCATGACCAGAATCTTTACCGATGCTGGAGCTTCAATCGATGTCGTGGATACTCCAGGCGTTTATGAATTTATGGCTACGACTCCACCAGTTACAGATGCCTATTCTCTTGCCGCATCTTATGCAACACAAGCCTTCGGATATATTTATGAAACTTCAGGATATGAAGTTGGTTTTGCTAATGAATCTCATCGCTTTGTGGATGCTCGCGATAATGGTTACTTAACAATTCCTGAGTCTTATATTCTTTGGGGCGGTATTGCTAGCCAAAAAACTTTGGCGGATATAACCAACTCAGTGAGCGTTACTTACCGGGCAGGAACAGAATCAGCGGATGATGCAACTAGCCAAGTTACTTATGGAATTGTTGCAGCTTCAGTAGATACAGAACTACACGATGCCGCCGATGCTCAAGTTCAAGCAGATCGTTATGTAACCCTTCGAGCCTACCCAAGAACTTCACTTTCCTCATTTACAGTGCAGGTTGATTCCAGCGTAGTAAGTGATGCCAATCGGGATAAGTTCCTTGCAATGGCAATGGGTGAACCAATTCAGATTTCCAGTCTTCCAATTCCTATCAAGAACACGACTTACAAGGGATTTGTTGAAGGCTATTCATTCCAGATAAACCGATACCAAATGTCGCTGACATTAAGCACAAGCGATTACACCTATTCTGTAACTCCGACACGATGGCAGGATGTTCCTGCTGCGGATATATGGTCGGGCGTTAATCCTGCGATACAATGGGTTACCTATGACTAAGGAGAAAAATGGCTACTAGTCCAAATTATGGCTGGGCTGAACCAGACAATACCGCTTATGTGAAAGATGGCGCACTTGCAATGCGAACCCTTGGTAATGCCATCGATTCAACTACCTATTCAATCGACTTAGCAGTTCAAGCCTTAATCCATCCATTCCTACTCATGGGAGCATAAATCATGGCAACTACCTATAAAACCCTTGGACAATCAGCACCAGCGGCAACGACTAGCGCTGATCTTTACACAGTGCCAGCATCAACTTCTGCAATCGTTTCAACAGTGGTGATTACTAACCGCTCAACAAGTCCAGCAACTTTTAGAATCTCGCAATCGCTAATTGGGGCAGCACTGGCAAATAAAGATTATCTGGTTTATGACTCAGCAATCCCAGCGTCAGGATTCATAACACTTACTCTTGGAATTACTATGGCAACAACAGACAAACTTCGCGTTTATGCTTCAACTGCCGATTTATCATTTAACGCATTTGGAACGGAGATTTCATAATGTCAGCAAATATCTATCCTCAACCTGATCAACGCAATGCAAATGTTATTGCTCAAGGTAGCGCACCAATCGGTTTAACACTTAGACAAACAATAACTGCAAGCGGAGCGGTAACAATTCCGTCTGGCGTAAATTATGTTTATGCGGTTTTAATCGCAGGCGGCGGCGGTGGAGGCGGCGGCGCTATTGCTGGTAGTAGGGAGGGCGCGGCTGGCGGAGGCGCTGGAGGCATTACTTATGGTTGGGCGAGAGCAGATGCAACTTGCACAATTGCTGCTGGTGGAACTGGCGGCGCTTCAAATGTGAATGGTAATTTTGGCGGTAACACAATTTATGGAGGCTTAATTGCTGGTGGTGGTGGTCCAGGCAATTCAAACACTGTTTCAAGTGTGAATAGTTATCCCCAACCAGGAGGCGCTGGTGGTGGTAACGGTAATGCTTACACAGGAATGGACGGCGCGCCGGGCTATTTGTTTGGAGCAGGCGGTCGAGCGGGAACACAATTTTTTTCTAATGGTCGCACAGGTTATTCAGGTGGCGGAGGAGTTTATGGAGGAGTAAATCCAGCGACAGGCGGCGCAGGTGGCGATGGAATGTCAGGAGGCGGAGGCGCAGGTGGCGCAAGAGGTGGCGCTGGTGTTGCAGGAACTACTGGCGGCGCAGGTGGAACTGGATTTTATGCTGGTGGCGGCGGCGGCGCAGGTGGAACTGGTAATGCAGTTGCTAATGGCGCGGCTGGTGGCGGCGGCGGTGGATTTAGCGGCGCTGGTGCTAATGGCGGCGCGCCAACAGGCGGTACGGGTCCAGGAACTCCTGGAACTGGTGGCGCGGCTGGTGGCGCGGCTGGAACTGGCGGCGGCGGTGGACTTACAACAGCAACAGTAGCAACTACTGGCGGAACTGGTGGCGTAGGCGGAACTGGTGGCGGCGGTGGAGGCGCTGGTGGTGCTGGAACTACTGGCGGAACTGGCGGCGCGGGCGGCGCAGGCGTTCTTTATTTATATTACTAGGAGATCAAATGGCTAATTTTGCAGTTTTATCGGGTTCGACTGTTGTAAATGTTATTGTCGCTAAAAATCAAAAGGCGGCTGAACTGGCAACTATGGCTGAATGTATTGAATACAAAGATGATAACCCAGCAGGTATTGGTTGGAGTTATCTCGATGGAATTTTTGTTGCACCAAAACCAGTAGTGGTCGATGAAACCATTCCTGAGTAAATCTGCTGAAACTCTTAGAAGGCAAATAAATTCTTCCTTCCCAGATAGAGATAAGCGTTCGGATGGATGGATCGGAGATTCACGCCATGCAGCAACTAAGTCGGATCATAATCCTGCTGCACCGACGGGGGTTGTTCGTGCCATCGATGTTGATTCTGACCTTGGTGGGGCAGCCAATAACGCACACTATTTGGCAAATCAACTTAGAATCCTGGGCAAGACCGACAAGAGAATAAGTTATGTGATTTTTAATAAGAAAATAGCAAGTCGAATTTTGTTCTGGAAATGGCGTAAATACTCAGGTATTGACCCACACACCAGCCATATTCATATCAGCTTCACACCACTGGGAGATCAAGACAAAAGCAAGTTCAAACTACCAATCCTAGGAGAGTAATGAATATCAAGAATCCAATCGTTTTAACCCTTGGCGCATTCCTTGCAGCTTGGGCAGGTTCTAACTTTGATGTCGATTACCGGACAATTTTGTTTGCGGTTCTAGCGGGCGTGTTTGGATACGCAACTCCTAAAAAATGAATCAACAAGATTTCCTTACACTTTATGTAGCCACAGTTTCAGTAATCGGCGGCTTGTCTGGTTATGTCATTACTCATTTGCTTGGCGAAATCAAGCGACTCAATTCGCGTGTCGATGAGATTTACAATATCCTCTTAGAGCGATAATTTAATCATGGCGCGCAGAAAAGTAATCGATGTTACAGACTACTCAGCACTGGATCAATACTGCATCGGCCTCAATGAATATTACAAATCGCTTCGCCGTTCTGGTTTTAGCGTTGATCATGCACTGTTTCTCATAACTGCGCCAGCAACTTATCCCGCAACAATACTTCCAACCCCTAATTGGCTACCAGACCAACCTGGCTACTACGAGGATGACGAGGATTAACCTTGAAGAAAATTGTCGTAATATCGGACTTGCAAGTTCCCTATCATGACGAAAGAGCAGTTAGAAATGTTGCATCGTTTATTCGTCGATTCAAGCCAGACCAAGTTATTACAATTGGAGATGAAATCGACCTACCCCAAATCTCCAGATGGACAGAGGGAACACCAGGATGGTTCGAGCAATCACTGGGAAGTGATCGTGATGCAACTGTCGAGATATTGTGGGATTTACAAGTAACAGACATGATCCGCAGTAATCACACCGACCGCCTTTACAATGTGATTATGAAGAAAATCCCGGCATTCCTAGCATTACCAGAATTGAAGTTCGAGAAGTTCATGAAGCTCGATGAACTAGGTATTAAATTCCATCGCAAGCCTTTAGAGTTTGCACCAGACTGGATAGCCATTCACGGCGACGAGGGCAGCGTGAAGCCCACACCAGGTTTAACAGCCTTAGATGCCGCCCGTAAGCACGGCAAGAGCGTTGTATGTGGACACACTCACAGGGCAGGGCAATCGGCCTTTACAGAGGCATCTGGGGGCGTTTTAGGGCGTGTTCTGCGTGGGGTCGAGGTAGGCAACTTAATGCAATTTAGCAAGGCGGGTTATATGAAGGGAACTGGTAACTGGCAACAGGCGTTTGCAGTGTTTTATGTGGACAAGAAGGCAGTAACCAACACTATCGTTCATATTGAAAAAGATGGATCGTTTGTATTTGAAGGCAAAAGGTATGGCTGATTCACTTTGTGGCGAGGAATGGCTCGGATTTGAAGAAGATTTTGTTATCAAATCGTTATCAAAATATGCCACGATGAGGTTGATTTAACCTTCCAGGCGTGAAACCCTTGTCTTATTCACAACCCTTGTGGATAGATACGGGAGCATCAAATGGATTTAACTTATCAAGAATTGCTGGGTTTGTTTCTCATGACCCCAATTGTTATTTATGTTTCATATTGGAAAGGCTGGAATAAAGGCAAGCGCGAGGGTTACCATGCTGGCCGCGCTATTAGTCGTATTCCGAATAATAAATGAAACGCGATGAAATCCTTAGAAGCGCAGAAGCCATCGCTAAAGCTAGAGATATTGAATATGGATCACCAAATGTTTCTATGCTTCGCATCTCGAAGTTCTGGACAGAGTATCTCGGTTATCCAATCGACCCTCACGAGGTCGCAATCTGTATGTTACTTGTCAAAGTCAGTCGTATCTCGGAGCAAGCGGAACACAAAGATTCTTACTTCGACATTATCAATTATTGTTCCATCGGAGCTGAAATTGCCACAATGGACTGGGATGATCTTGATGCTGGTTAATGCCAAAAGAGGTGTGTGGTGTGATTACTGCAAACTGGCTTGGGGAGTTAAACATGAAAAAGGTCAAACTCAAGCCGCCTGGACAATTATTTCCGAATTGCCACGATCATCTAAAATTCCACGCCATTACTGTCAGGAATGCGCAATAGATTCAAGCAAGTGGGCAGATGGAACTTATTTTGACCTAAAACAACAAATCCAATTCGCACAAGAGCGATATGGAATAACCCAGGGGGAACTCAATGGCATTTGATTTATCACAATATGAAACAGTTGAATCAAGACTGGAGAAGTTCATCGCGGACTTCCCGGATTTCCGAATCGATACAGTTATGGAGAGTTTTACAAATGGTCAATTTATTGTCAGAGCGGCTATTTACCGCACTTTCGCGGACAGTTTCCCGTTCTCAACAGGATACGCTGAAGAGAAGATTACTGATCGCGGTGTTAATTCGACTTCTGCGCTGGAGAATTGCGAAACTTCAGCAATTGGCAGGGCGCTTGCAAATGCAGGTTATGCAGCAAAAGGCAAGAGAGCAAGTCAATCAGAGATGGCAAAAGTCGCACGAGTAACAAATGACAAAGCCAGTGCAGCAATTGCAAATGCGCCACTAGCAATCAATAACTCATGGGATGAATTTGTTGGTAAAGAACCAACACCAGAACCAGTGTCGCTAGAACAGGCTGCGCAATTAGTGCAACAGGCATTCGGAGAATCTGAGCCAATCCCTACATGTTCACACGGATTACGAAACATTAAGAATGGCGTCAGCGCAGCAGGTAAAGCCTGGCAAGGTGCAATGTGTGAAGTTCGCGGAGCATCAAAAGGTGATCGTTGTCCACCAATTTGGTATGTAATGAGCAAAACAACTGGTCAATGGAGATTACCCGAGGGGGTGGAATAAATGGGTTATGGACAAATAATCAGAGAGGATGGCACAGTCGAATTCTACGGCGATGTGCCACTACTCATCTGCCAAATGTGCAACGAAATCCCTAGTCAGGATGATGGAGTTTGGACAGTTAGTCTATCACCGCTGCAATGGCAATGCGAGAAATGTCATGCGGTCAATGGCTAGTCAGCATCGCAAGCATCGGGGTTATAGAACCCAGCGAATAGTCAGCGACTATATGCGCCAGTGGTTTCCATTCGCGGATTCCGCTGGCGCTGGTCGAACTGGATCGGATGTTCTTAATGTTCCATTCGATGTTGAAGTGAAAGCCAGAGCAGGATTTGACCCAAAGGCTGCAATGAACCAACTTAAGCACCGGGAATCGGGCAAATTAGGATTCGCAGTATTACGCTTAAATGGCCAAGGTGAGAATCCAGAAGATTATTGTTGCATCATAAGAATGGATGATTTAATGGGTTTGTTCATCCAAGGCGGATATACTAGGAACTTGACACTAGAACCAGAGCGTTGCGACCAATACGGACACTGGAAGATAAAGAATCAGGAGTGTCCTCAATGCCAGTCTATGAATTCCAATGTCTGACCTGCATGGTAATCCATGAGCATTTCATCCCATTTGGGTTAGAAACTGCTGATCCTGTTCACTGCAATGACCAAATGATAAAACTATTTACACCACCAGCAATCCATTTCAAGGGGAAAGGGTTTTACAAAACCGACAATCGTTAATTGGAGAAATCTATGACACGCCCAAGAAATACGCTGAAACTTGACAGAGGCTTTACACTTAACTTGCTAAAGTGCTTCAGGCACTTCGCGCAAGCCGCAGCGCGGATCGCTTGCGCAGTAGTAAGTGTCCTGGGGATACTATTCATTAGCGCAGCAAATGCCGTTGCACCAATTCATAATGGTATTCAAATACAACAATCTCCAAAGGCTTATGCAAAAGCAGTGTTACCAATGCATGAATACAAATGCGCATTAAAGTTATACACAAGAGAATCTAATTGGCGGCCTAATGCTAGAAATGGTAGTCATTATGGGATACCTCAAGGCAGAAGCATTTACTTAAAGACTGCATCACCAATAGAGCAGGTTAAGTGGGGAATCAAATACAATAAGAATCGTTATGGTTCTAGTTGCGCAGCTCTTTCATTCTTTCAAAGGAATAACTATCACTGATGTCTAAGCAATCAGCACTACGCAAGGATGGTTCTACTTATCAATGGAGAAAGATACGCGCAAGGATATTGAAGCGCGATCAGAATACTTGTCAAAGATGTGGACAACCAGGCAATACAGTGGATCATATAGTTCCAAGAACTTTGGGCGGTGGAGATGAGCCAAGCAATCTCGAATGTTTATGTGCAACTTGTAATTATTCAAAGGGGGGTAGGTTTTTTGATACGCCTTCAACACCCATGACCCCCCTTGGTTTGTTTACCCCCAAAAACGACTCAGTTACCCACTATCAGGCGTGATAACCTAAGTCATGACTAGATTCGACCAGATAGCCGCAGATAGCCCAGATGGGGCTTACCTAGGGGCGACAGAACCGCGTATTCGGTCAAAACCAGTCGATTTACCCTCACGCGGCGATGAAATGATTGCATTCTGCGAGTCAATCGGCTTCGAATTGCTTCCTTACCAGAAACTCCTGGCTATTGAAATGCATCGGGTCAAACCTGACGGGAGGTGGCACCATAACGAGATCGGGATTCTGTGCGCTCGTCAGCAGGGAAAATCGACCTTCTTGGCGCTTCGAATCTTGTGGGGAATGTTCGAGTTAGGTGAGAAACTACAAATTCACACTGCTCATAAGCTGACAACTTCTTCTGAAATCTTCTGGAAGATAGATGAAATCATTCAAACTAATCCTAAACTGGCTGCAATGTTTGTTAAGAAATATGAAACAAAAGGATCACAGGAAATTAAGTTAATTGATGGCGCTAGATATTTGGTTCGTGCCAATAACTCAGCCTCACGCGGTATTGCAGCGCCAGATGTAATCCACTTGGATGAAGTTCGTGAATACCAAGACCCAGAAGTCTGGGCATCACTACGATTTACCCAGATGGCTTCCAAGAATCCAATGGCAATACTTTATTCAAATGCCGGGGATCAGCATTCAATAGTTTTGAACAAAATGCGAGAGCGTGGCCTTGCTGCTGCTGCTGGAAGTGATGATCCGATAGGTTGGTTTGAATGGTCAGCACCAATGGAAGTTCAAATTGGCGACACGCCTGAATTCTGGGAAGCGGTTCGCTATTCCAATCCTGCCCTCGGATATACAGTTCATCCAGATAACCTCAGAGCAATCTTAAACGATGAAGAATCGATTATTAGAACCGAGGTATTGTGTCAGTGGGTTTCCCAAATAAATCCTGCAATCAATCCGTCGTTGTGGGATGCGTGTGGTGATGAGTCGGCAGAACTAGACCAGGATCAAGAAACTTGGATGGCTATCGACTTATCACCAGACCGAAGAGCTGCTGCGTTAATTGCTGGCCAGCAAAAGGGCGATAAATTTATTGTGGTTCTATTGCAGACATGGGAAAACGCCGTTGCAATAGATGACAAGGCACTTGCCAATGATTTAGCAGTCTGGGTTCGTAAATATCCAACAACAACAGTGGCATATTCAAGGCAAACCGCTGGCGCAGTTGCAGCTAGGCTTGCACCAGCAGGAATTCAAACAACTCCTATCGATGGCGCGGTTTATGGACAGGCTTGCGACGAAATGCAGTCTGGAATTACTTCTGGTCGCTTGATCCATAAACGCCAGGAAGAATTTACCAAGCAAGTTCTATCTGCGGTCAAACTTCCATTTAAAGATGGCGGTTGGTATCTTGGGCGCAAAGTTTCCAACTCCACAATCTGCGCGGCAGTGGCAATGGCAATGGTTTCCCACTTCGCAACACGACCAGAATCAGAAGTTGATATTTATGTAGGTTAATCTCAGATAGTGATATACTTGTCCACTATATGGGAATCAAAGACTTCTTTCTTCCAACAACTGCACCAGCCGAAATGACTATTGACGCGGCTGCATATCCTGCGCCTAACAATGGCATCATTAACAATTGGCTTTATCCAGTATCGACTGCATCAAGAGCTTCGGCAATGGCAGTTCCAACAATTGCTCGCGGTCGCAATATTTTGTGTTCTCTTGCAACACTTCCGCTGGAGCAATATATTAAATCAACTGGTTCTCATGTCGAACCAAATCGCGTAATCAATCAACCTGATCCACGCGTTCCCGGTTCTGCAATTTATAGTTATGTCGCGGAAGATTTATTATTCCTAGGCGTGTCTTACGGAATGATTATGTCTATGTATGCGGATGGTCGCATTCAAGAATGGACACGCATCTCACCAGATCGCGTATTGCCAGAATTAAATTCACTTGGAACTGAAATTATTGGCTACTCAGTTGATAACAAAAAAGTTCCACCATTTGGCGTTGGTTCTCTTGTAGTATTCAACGGACTTGACGAAGGATTCTTAAACCGCGCTGGACGCACTATCCGAGCTGCTATCGCCTTGGAAAATGCAGCAGAACAATTTGCAAAAGAGCCAGTGCCAATGATGGTTCTAAAATCTAACGGCACAAATTTAACTTCTGAAAGAATTTCTAAACTTCTTGAGTCCTGGAAAAACGCCAGGTCATCGCGTAGCACGGCATTCTTAAATGCTGATGTCGAATTACAAGCAATGGGTATTGATCCAAACAAACTTCAATTAAATGAAGCCAGACAGTATGTCGCTTTAGAATTATGCCGCGCCCTAAATATCCCGGCCTTCTTTGCTTCCGCCGAATCAACAAGCATGACCTATTCAAACGCAATCAATGAGCGTCGTAGCCTTATTGACTTCGGCGGTCGCAATATCCTTCTAGCAATAGAACAACGCTTAAGCCAACCAGACTTCGTAGGCGCTGGAAATTATGTGCGTTTCTCACTAGATGAATTCCTTCGTGGCAATCCCCTAGAACGCGCACAAGTCTATGAAATCCTAAACAGAATCGGCGCAATGAGCGTTGAAGAAATCCGAGAGGAAGAGGACTTACTTAAATGAAAGTAAATCTACCAATTACGCTAACCGCAGCGGATACGCAAACCCGAACCCTAACTGGTCGCATCGTAACCTGGGGTGAAGAAGGTTTTACTTCTGCTGGCAAAACAATTTTTGCAAAAGATTCAATAACAATCCCTAAGAATGTAAAATTACTTTTAGAGCATGACCGCACAAGACCAATTGGCAAACTTGTAAGTTATGAAGTAACCGATTCCGGTATTGAAGCATCATTCAAAATTGCTGGCACTATTGCTGGCGATGACTCACTTCTAGAAGCCGCAGAAGGTTTGCGCGATGGCTTCTCAGTTGGAATTAAATTAAACGAATGGGATAACAAAGATGGCGCAATGGTTATCTCTTCATCTCAGATGATAGAAACTAGCCTTGTAACAGATCCCGCCATCGACTCAGCTCGCGTCAGTGAAGTCGCAGCGGCAGAAACCGAAATTTCTGAATCAACCGATTCAGATACCAAAACAGAAGGAGAAGACCTAGTGTCCGAAACCGCTCCAGAGTCAGTAACTACCGAAGCGGTAGAAGCTGCAAAGTCAGAAGTAACTGTCAGCGCATCAGCGCCAGTTATGTATTCATCTCCACGCGTTAATCTAAATGTTAGCGCTGGTCAAGTTGCTAAGGCCCAATTAGCTGCATCACGCGGCGACTCAGATGCTCGCGATCTAATCGCAGCACTACAAGTTGCAACAGTTGCAGAAAACACAGGCATGGTTCCACCTAACTATCTTCGCGATGTTATCGGAATTATTGACAACTCACGCCCATTCATTTCAAGCATCGAAACTGCACCACTTCCAGCTTCCGGGATGAAAATTTTCACGCCGAAGCTCGGAGCCCAGGCGAGTGTCGCCCTAACTGCAGAAGGTGCTGAATTCTCATCAACTGACACTGCTGTCAGTTTTCAAGAAGACACCGTGGTCAAGTTCGCGGGCGCTGGCCGACTCGATGTCGAGCTAGTTGATCGCAGCGACCCTTCATTCCTTGATCTTTATATTCAAGAACTTGCTTCATCTTATGCACAAAAGACAGATGCTTATGCTGCAAATATCGCTGCACAAAACTCAGCAGCATCAACAGGTGCAACAATCTACAAGTCAATTGCAGATGGTATTGCTGATTCATTCGGCGTAATGCGCATGACACCAAACCGCTTGCTAGTTGCAACAGGTGGTGGAGTTAATGATATTGACTTCTCAGGCCTACTTGGTGCAGTGGATTCAACTGGCCGCCCAATTTTCGCGGCTGCTGCTCCACAAAATGCTAACGGCTTAATCACACAAGGTTCAACTGCTGGAACAGTTGCTGGACTTTCACTTATTGTTGATCCAAACTACACAGGCAACGATGCAGGTTCTAAGTATGCACTTGTGTATCCTTCAAACGCAATGCGCTTCCACGAGTCAAGCCAAATTCAACTTCGCACTGCGGTAGTTGCAAATGGTCAGCTTGATATTGGACTTTACGGATATTGCGCAGTTGTTAATCGTTACCCAACTGCATTCCGTTACCTAGCAGTAGCGTAACAAAAAACTAATCATGGGTGGGTTGCTCCCGACTCACCCAGCAGAACTAGAGAGGTAGATATGGCATCGATCGTAACAGTTGCAGAACTGCGTT